CAGTTCCCGACTGTCGCGGCGAACGTGGCGTCGTCGGCGCTGAGGATGTTGGCCATCAGATAGGCCTGGCTGCCGGTTCCGGTTCCGGTTCCCGGCCGTTCTGCACCGGCTCGGCGACCGGGGCCGGGTCGGGGACGGAGGCCTGGATGATCTGGTACAGGTCGGCGATGAACTTGAGCATGGCCAAAGCCTGGTCTTTGTTCATGTCAACGCCACCGTGCCGCTCTTGACAGTGCCACCGGCGTACTTGACTTTGAAGGTGAGGGTGTTACCTGTCTCGTCCAGGTAGGCGGTCCACTGTGAGTTGGCGAGGCTGGCATCGGCCAGGGCGCTATTGGGTGCCCCGCCGACGATCCGGCCGGGAGCGTTGACAATCTCGGCGGCAGTGCCCAGGCGGATCTGGTTGGCGGCGGTGGTAGTTGCCCCGGCACCGAGCGCCACGGAGGTGCCGTGGGCGGCCGAGGCCGTATTCCCGATGGCGACGGCATAGGACCCGCCGGCTGACGCGCCGGCTTGCCCGTTCTTCCCCGCTCCAATAGCTATCGCATACTGCGCCGTTGCCCTGGCTCCAGTTGTCGACGTGAACGTGCTGCCGCCGATGGCGATGGCACCAGCGTCGGTCGCCTGCGGGCCGGCCGTGGCGCTATCTCCGGACCCGATAGCAATCCCGCTCGGAGCGCTCTGAGCCTTGGCTCTGTGCCCGATGGCGATTGCATCAAGGGACTCCGCTGATGCCAGCCCACCTATGGCCACGGCACGAGCAGCTTGTGCCAACGCTACGGGGCCGATAGCGATGCAGGAGGCAGCGACTGCGTAGGCACCCTGATTGTTGTTGCCGGTGCCGCTGCCGATGGCTACAGCATCGGCCCCTGCCGCTCGGGCTCCATTCCAGCCGCTACCACCCGACCCGATGGCAATCCCACCCGTGGCGGTCGCTGCCGCTGCCATCCCGCTTGTACTAGCTCCACCTATAGCAACGACATGAGTGCCGGTCGTGGCCTGAGCGAACGAACCGAGCGCCGTCGAGTAGTCAGAAGACGCGGCGGCGCTGGTACCGACCAAGGTCGATCCCGTCCCAGCACCAAGACCAGTGATCCCGCCGGATGAAGCGGCCCATTCGAGCGCCGTGGCCCCAGAGTTGACCCGCAACACGTGGAGGGCGCTGCCTTTGGCGAGACGCCCGACGGTGTTGTCGGCCGTGCCGACGAGCAGGTCACCAGCGGCGTCGATGAGAGACTTGGGGATGGCGACCCCGACGGCTTCTTTCTCGCTGTCAAGTTCCCCGATGGCGGCCTGCACGTTGGTCGCCGCGACGGCGCCGGTCGGGGTGAACACGACGGACGACGCGGGTGTGGAAGGGCCTGTTGCACCGGCGGGGCCGGTCGCGCCGGCGGGACCCGTGGGTCCTGTCGCCCCGACGCCGGTGGGGCCCGTGGCGCCCGCGCTGCCCGCGGGACCGGTCGGCCCCGTCGGTCCGGTGGCCCCTGGTGATCCCGGCGAACCGTCGACATCGACGTAGGCGGTGCCGTTCCAGACCCGCAGGACAGGGCTCATGAGCCGCTCGATATCTGTGTTTGACCCGGCGATACGCGCGCCCCGGTCATGTATTCACCGGCACCGGTTCCCGGCCGTTCGCCACCGACTCGACAGCCGGTTCCAGGTCAGGTGTCTGGATGATCTGGTAGAGGTCGGCGATGAACTTGAGCATGGCCAGCGCCTGATCTTTCGTCATGCGATCGCCACCGTTCCGCTCTTGACCGTGCCGCCCGACAACTTCACCTTGAACGACAGCGTGCTACCCGCCTCATCAACCCAGAACGACGCTTGCCCAGCAATAAGGTCGGCGTCGGCTGGAGCGGTGGTGGGCACGCCGAGATGAAGCCGCTTCGTGCCGATGTTGACCTGATTCGTGGTTGTCGTTTGGACTGCATTTCCGAGCGCGACAGCATTGGCGTGAAGGGCTTTCGCTCCTGAACCGATAGCAATGGCGAAGTCCCCGTCAATCAGGGCCCGGTAACCCAGAGTCACGGTGTCGTTGCGCTGCGTCGCTGAGTTCTGGCCGGTGTCAGTACCGACGGCGGTGTTGCGTTGGCCGCTCGTAGTTGCATTAGCGGTTACTCCAGCCGGGGCGCTGAGAGCCCGGTAACCCAAGGCCACCATATCGTTTAGGGCACCCCCGTCACCCCCCGCCGTGTATCCAATGGCGACATTACGAGAGCCGGTCATGTTGCCCTGCATGGCAAGGGTTCCAATGCCCACATTGCGGTTTCCGCTCGTCAACTGGCTCATGGCGCTTTTGCCGACCGCTACGCAGTCGGAGCCTCCGTTGACGATGGCAGACATGGCGCCGGAACCGATGGCTACCAGCCCCGAACCACTCGTCGCGATTCTCAACGCGTTATATCCGACAGCGACATTGTCGGAAGTATCGGTGAGCAGAGCCATGGCATCGGGTCCGATGGCGACGTTTTGTTGCCCAGTGGTCAGGGCACTCCCGGCCCTAGCTCCGATGGCGACGTTTTTCGATGAGGTCGCCAGCCTGAGAGCGTTGTAGCCGATCGCCACGTTGTCGACGCCGAACCCGGTTCGACGGAGGGCTTCAGTGCCGATGGCGATGCTGTTGTCCCCGGTCGCGGCGGCGTGGCCGATGGTAACGCTGTTCTTCCCATTGGTGACTGCCATTTCCCCGGCGATGATGTTGCCTGCTTCGTCGGTGAGGTTCTGGGGTTGGCGACCGATGCCATTGAAAACGCCGAGGTTCGGCATTACAGGTCGGCTCCAAGCACAGTGGCTTTCAATATGTTGGCGTTCGTAGCGTGGGACTGGGATATGCGGATCGACCAGCCGGTCGGCAGGAACAGGTTGGCGTAACGGTTACTTCCCCGGAACCCGGGCACGGTGGCCGACGCGGTCACAGCCGAGACAGTGATGGTGTCGAACAGGTGATAGGTCGTCCCGTCGTGGAGGAAGATGTAGACGAGTCCGGCCACGGTGGAAGCGATCAGCGTCCCCGACTTGGAGGCCTGCACGACAATCTCTTCGACTTTTGAGCCGGAGGCCCCGGCGGTGAATACCGTCACGGACTGGGCGGGGGCCTGGAGGTCGGTCTCAACGGCACCAAGGAGAGCCGAGGCCGCCCGCGGGGTTGAGGCGAAAGCCGGTGCGGTTGCCATTCAGTTCTCCTTCATCGAAATGCCAGTCGGGCGAAGGTCATGTCGGAGCCGCCGCCCCCCCCGCCCTCGGGCGGATCAACCCAGGCTGTGGTGAGAGGGTCGTCGTCGGACAGTCCGAGGATCTGATCGGTGCTCAACGGGCCGGTACCGGGGAGCGCGATATATGTGCCGGAGTGATCGTGCGGGGTGGCCGTCGCGTTGGTGTCGACCCACAGGTCGCCCACATCATGGGGACCGGCTGGTTCGGCATCCTGAGCGACCACGCCCGGGTCGCCTTCCGGGCCAGTCGGCCCGGTGGCGCCGGCGGGGCCAGTCGGACCGTCCGCACCCACTCCCCCGACGGGGCCGGTGGCTCCCGTCGCTCCTATAGGTCCGGTGTCACCAGTTGTTCCCGCCGGACCTGTCGCCCCGGTGGCGCCCACGCCGCCAGCTGATCCGGTGGCGCCCGTCGCTCCGACGGCTCCCTGGGGTCCGGTCGCGCCGATCGGGCCGGTCGGGCCCGTGGCGCCGGCAGGGCCGGTGTCGCCCTTGGCGGCCATGACCGACCAGTTCGCCGACGGCGGTTCGTCGTTGGTGTTGCCCGTCAGGGCGATGTAGGCGGTGCCGTCGTGGTCGACGGCGTCGTCTTCGACGTAGGCGGTGGTGTCGTCCCACACCCCGAGCCAGTTGACCCCGGCGGGGCCGACACTGCCGGGGCTTCCCATGTCGCCCTGCGGCCCCGTGGCGCCGGTCGCGCCCGCCGGTCCGGTCGGGCCTGTTGCCCCCACAGCTCCCGCGGGGCCGGTGGCGCCTGCTGCGCCGGCGTTGCCCGCAGGGCCGGTGGCACCTGCGGGGCCGCTCGCCCCGGTGGCACCGACAGGGCCGGACGGCCCCGCGGGACCCGTCGAACCCGTCGGCCCGGCAGGACCGGCCGCGCCAGCTGGTCCGGGGACGGTCGAAGCGGCGCCCGTCGCGCCGGTCGGGCCGGTCGGACCGGCGGGGCCGGTCGGCCCAGGAACAGTTGAGTCGGCGCCCGCAGGGCCGGTGGCGCCGATAGCGCCGGGGGGGCCGACCGCGCCGACACCGTCGACCGTGACCCCATCGCCGGTGAGGACGGTGACAGCCACCTCGGTTTCGTCAATGTCGATGATCGCTACCGGATCGCTCATACGTCGTCTCTGGTGACGTCAGGGTCGAAGATCCACCGGCCGGTGAGCAGGGTGCGGACGGTGCCGCCCATGGTCTGCTCGAGGTCCCAGCGGTACTCGCCGGTCAACGTCTCGGTGACATCCGGTTCGAGTCGCAGCACGAGCTCGCCGATGGCGGCGCCAGCGGTGTCGACGGTGATGTCGATAGCGTCAGCCGAGTTCTTGGACCGTCGGAGCTGCGCGGCGTAGGTTCGGCCGGTCAGGTTGGCGGCCACCCCGCCTTCCTGGATGACGAGAGGGATCCCGTCGGTGTCGCCACGGGACACTTTGATGTCGAGTTTTCCGGGGCGAAGATCGACGGTTGCCGTCATCACCTCACCCCTTTCGTGGCGTCAAGAGCCCGCCGCAGGATCGGCCGGGGGTTCTGGTGGGCGTTGCCGAACTCGACGAAGAGGCTGAATTCCCAGTTGGCGTTGACGCGGCCGACGATCTGGCCGGCTTCGTCGGTGCCGACGTCCATGGAGAGTCCCTCTGCGAACCGGCCACTGACCGACGCCGCCGCCTGTTTCGCTTCTCGATGAACGGCGGCGGTGGCTTTGCTGATCGCCGCGGCGACGACTTCCGGGCGGCGTTCGAGGGAGCGGTCGAGGCCGGGGGTGGGAACGAATTTAGGTGACACGGCGCAGCCTGACCTCGAGATGGTGAAGTCCGTGGGGGGTGTGCTGTTCGATCGGGTCGCCCCAGATGTCGAAGGTGTGCCCGCCGGCTTCGATCTGGTCGAACGGGCCGATGGCCACGTCGGGGGGGAGGAAGACACGCCAGTCGGCGACGATGGTGTCGCGGTCACGGACCAGCTCGTCGGACGACAACGCTTCGAGGCGGGCCCGGACGGTACGCCGGGACGCTTCGGCGGCCTGGGCGTTGCCGTACACGTCGGCGACGTCGTAGGAGATCGACACGACGGTGACCGTGTCGGACAGCAGCCATTGGAGGGTCACAGGCCAACCCAGGCGGTACCACCGACGCGGCGGTATCGGTCGAGCACTGCCCGTTCGTCGCTCAACAGGCCGAGCCCACCGGCCGCGGCGGCGGCGCCGACGGTGTAGGAGTACTGGCCGATCGTTTCGCTTTGCATCCCGGTTTCGTCGGGTGGCCGGCCGAACGCCCGCCCTGCGATCTGGCAGACCACCGCGACGATCTCCCCCGGGATCTCCTCGTAACCGTAGGTGTAGGTCACGTCGACCCACTCGTATCCGTAGGTGTTCAACACCACGAGCCGGTCGCCGGCCAGCCACGTCATACCGACCGGGTCGCCGTCAAGGTCGGTGACGGACGACACGTCGATGACGGGCCGTTGGGGGAGCCGGACCGTCCCACCTTTGACTCGCAGGCGACTCGTTGTTTCGTTGCGGCTGATGTGCTGGCCGGTGTAGCTCCGCACGGCCGCCGAGGCGTCAGCGAGGAGCAGTTCGGCCCGGTCGGACTCGGCCGCGGTTAACCCGCGGCCGAGCCGACCAGAAAGATCATCAGCCGAAGCGAGCAGTTCGAGAGCCACCTACTTGAACCCGACCGCCTTCAGACCGTCAGCCATATGCGCCGGTGCGGTCACCTTCGTACCGGCAGCCGACGTCAACGACACGGCCTTCTCTTCCTTCTCAGCCGGAGCCGTCTCTTTCGAGGCTTCCTTCGGCTGGCGTTGGGTCGTGCTACCTGAGTCGGTTTTCTTGCTGTCAGCCATCAGAGTTCCTCCTCAGCCGATCAGGTGGCGTTGGTGTACTTGACGAACGACGCCGGGTCGTTGACCAAGAACCCGAACTCGGCCTCGGCGCGGACAGCGACAAGGTTGTGTTCCCACAGCGACGTCAACGTGCCGTCGAGGGTGACGGTGGCTTCGGTCGACACGTCGTAGGTGATCCCGCCGACGCTGCCCCAGGCGGCCTGGGTCCAGTCACCGCCGTAGGCCATGACGTCGTTGACGGTCTCGTAGATGCCTTCGCCCATGTAGCTGGGACGGCCGAGGAGCCGGCCGGGGCGGGCGATCGCCGCGCTGGTGTCGTCGGTCGGCAGGTCGATGTAGAGCGGCCGGCCGGTCGTGTCAACGGCGCCGAGCAGGAGCGGTTCCATGCGGTCGTCCAGACCGAAGCCGGTGGCCCGCTTCCCGTCGTTGACGAGGAGGGTGAGACCGGCGACGAGGTCGGCGTGGATCCCGCCGGTCCCCTGGGTGGCGGTACCGATCTCGACAGCCTTGGTGGTCTGGTCAAGGTAGGTGGTGAACGGGCCGCCGCCGGCGGTGCCGTCCGGGCCCATGTCGTGCATCGCCGCCATGTCGAACGCGATGGCGATCGCCTCGGCGACCTGCTCGCGGATCAGGCTCATGTAGCCACCGGGGTTGGCCCGCACCACTTCGGCGGACACCACGGCGATCGCCGCGAGCTTCTTCGGGTCCATCGTCTTCAAACCGAGAGCGCCGTTACTGACCGGCTTGGCGCCACCTTCAGCGACCCACCCGGCACTCATCCGCCCGGTCACCACAGGGATGGAAACACCCCGGGCACCGAGAGGGATCTGACGGGCAAGGCGTTGAACAACGGACATACGGGCGGCCTGCTCGAAGATCGGGGCTGCCCGTTCGCGGTCAAGGAAACCCGCAAAGTCGGTAGTTGCGATCGGGGGCATAATTTCTCCTTACGGGAGCGGCACCTAGCGGATGCCGAGCTTGGTTTTGAGGTCCCGCAAGAGCGGATCCCCATTCAGAGCGACATTGCTGCTGCCGCCCCGGGCGCCCTGGCCGAGGTCGGGGAACCCGGCAGGGCGGGTTTCCTCCTCCGCTGGCGGTGCAATGCCATCCACGAACTTGACGACTTTGGCTTCGTCCACGTCGCCGTCCTCACCGATGAACACCGAGAGGTTGGTGGCTTCGAGGAGCGCCCCGAGCTGTTCGGCGGACATGCGGCCAGCGGCCGCCGCCCGAATCTCGGCCTTCACGACCCTCGCCATCCCGGACGTGAGCCCTTCGGCGTGGCCTTCGGCGCGGGCCTGAGCGACCGCCTTCTCGAGGTCGCTCATCGACTGCTGCCGCAACTGTTCGAGTTCTTTCGCTGCCGCAGAGTTCGCCTTGGCCCGCTCTTCATGCTTGCGGGCAAGGTCACGCCATTTGGTCGCTTCGGACGCCCAGTCCTTCGAGTCATCGCCGCCCGTGTCGGCCGACGAATCGCCTGAGGTCTGGTCGTTGCCGCCGTCGCTGCTGTTCGTGTCAGACATTGCGTGTTCTCCCGTGTCGGGTTCGGTCCCCGTGGCGGGAACCGGTGGGTCTGTTAGGCGGCCACGTCGGCCGGGCCGGTGAAATGGTCACCGGCCCGGGTGATGACAGGGCCGAGTTCGCCATGTTTCCGTACAGCGATCTTGGGGAGGGTCACGGTGCCGTCCTCGCCGACGGTGACATGCCGTGCCGCCCAGTAGTCCTTGTCGCCCGTGGTTTTCGCTGCGGCTTTGAGGTTGCGGAGCAGCGGCCGGTTGATGATCTGGCCGGGGTCCGAGGTGGCGAAGATCGGGGCGACCCCGCAATCACACCGGGCGTGGAGCGGCATCAACTGCTTCCGGTGGTACCGCTGCGTCGAGGCCGTGGCACAGAAGGCGCAGGACCGGCCGGTGAGGACACGCCGGTAGCCGAAGATCCGTTCGTTGTCGCCGACGGCCTGGATAGTGGCTTCACGTTGGGCGAGAGCGACGTCGGTGCCAGCGAGCTGTTCGACCCGCTGGCGTCCCATGTCGACCGCCTCGAGGAACGATTTACCTTCGGCGATGGCGGTGCGGGCGGCGACCACCGGCCGGTGGTACACCTCAGCGGCGGCGACCCCACGGAGAGCGTCGGTGGTCACGTTGTCCCTGGCGATGGCCACGGCGGCGATTGCCTCGCCGGTTTGGAGGCGGGTCAGAGTGGCGATGTAGGCGGCGACCAGCGCGGCGGTCGCCACCTGGGCGCCCGACACCACCGGCACAGCCCTGGCGACGAACCGGGCCGAGTCCTCGTCGCTCAACCCACCAAGCGAACCCCACAGAGCCACCATGCGAGCCACGGTCGCCTCGCGCAGCGAGCCGTAGAGGGTCTGGTAGCGGGCCACGACATCCTCGGGGGTGACGGTCACGGGGTAGCCGCCGGGGTGATCGGGGCGGCGAGGAAGGCGTCGGTGGCCCGGTCGGCTTCCATCCGGTCGACCTGCTGCGGGGAGAACTGCAACACGTCGGTCATGACGGACCGCCACGGAACACCGGCGGCTTGGGCCTTCGACGCGGCGTCGTACCGTTCGGCGAGCGAGAACCGCTCCGGTGGTGCCCACAGCACTTCCATGTCGCCGCGGCGGCCGCGGACCTCGTCGCCGGCGAACAGGAAGGCGAGCGCCATGACCTGTTCCCACGACTCCGACGCCTGCACGATCCGGTCGGCGGTCTTGAAGACGAGCCCTTCCCGGGCCAGCGACGCCCCTTCGGCCGAACCGTTGGTGGCGTCGGGAGTGAGGTAGAAGAGAGGGGTTCGGGTGACTGCGGCGAGGTCTTGGACGTCATCTCGGAGGGCTTGCCGAATAGGGCCGAGGTCGACCTGGCCTGATTCCCACACCTCGGCTGTTTCAGGCAGCAACCACAGGGCGCCCGGGTCGGCGGCGAACACGTCGTCGTAATCGACCTCGTTCCCGTCCGCGTCGTGGGTGGGAACACCCTTGATGCCTCGCTGGCGGAACGCCTGCATCGTGGCGATCTCCAGCCGGTTCAAAATGGTGTAGTTGATGCGGTCGAGGATCGCCCGGTGCGGTTCGAACTCGCCCCACGACCGGCCCTGACCATCCCGCCGATCATTCAAGGTTTCCCGGTTCGGAAAACTGACGACCGGTACCACCATCGCCGGCAGTGCCTCCGGAGGGCCGTCCCACTCCCACCCGGACCAGTCGACATCATCCCCGAATGGCTTCGTCCGCGCCGCCCGCAACACGAACCCGGGCAGGTACAGGTAGGCCCGCTGGACATCTTCGATGTCGTCGGTGAACACCTTCAGGGCGGCGAGGACCCGCCGGCGACGCACCGGGTCGCGTTCCACGATCACTTCTCTGGGGTCTTCGGGGGTGATCACGGGGGCGCCGGTTTCAGGGTCGACCCCGCCGACGATCACCGCCGCCTCACCCATCACCAGCGACGCCCGATGCACCAACAGCGAATCGGCGTCCAACGAGTTGGCCTGCCAGATCCGCCACGCCTCTTTGTCGCCCAGCTCGTCCGTGGCGGCGCCGGTGCGGAACCCGACGACCACCATCCGCTCGCGGACCGCCTCGACAACCAGCTCGGCGAAGTTCGTCCGGGCCAACGCCATCAGCCGCTGATACGCCAACCGAACCGATTTCGTCGTGTTGACCGGGACGCCGTTCTCGCCGGTGTAATAGTCGTCGAGTTCGTCGAAGCGGTCGCGGCGGTCCCCGAGCGCGATGAGAAGACGGTTCAACCACCAGCCTGGAGATCCGGCCTTTCCCGTCTCGATCGGCACGTCCCTCCCTATCGAACTCGTCGTGGAACGAACTGGGGCTGACTCCCGACACCGGCGGCGATGGCGGCCAGGCGGGCCTGCCAGGCGAGCACCGCGGCAACCGCGGCGTCGATCTTTCGGGCAGAGTCGGGATGTTCCTTGGCGATCTGCACCCCGGTGCGGCCAGGGCGCCGGCGCGCGTTCAACACATGGCGGGTCAACGCATACGAACCATCGTGGGACAGCTCCCCGTCGAGGACGGCCGAGTGAAACTGCTCGAGCGCCCGCACGACGAGGGTGCTACGACCACCGACCATCCACCACTCAATCGGATGTTGATGGGTCGACTTCGCCTTCAGGTGCCGGTGGTACTTGGCTTCCCACCCGGCGATGTAGCTCTCCCACTTGGCAGGGTCGGCGAAGAACCCAACGACTTGGTAGCGATCGAATGCGTTTGCGACAGCTGCCTCGACCTCGATGACAGGCACCCGCCAGTCCGCCCCCGCCGGGCCAGCCGGTTGCTCCCACACTCCGACCTCGAAAAGGTGCCCGTCGGAGACTCGACAGCCGATGAGGGCAGTTGCGTCGGTCACGCCCCGGGCTCGAGCTCGGGACCCGTCGAAACCGAGCGTGATGACGTCCTTGCCGGACACCACCTTCGTAGCATCAGCACAACCCGCCCACTCGGGTTGCGAAATCCAAGAATCTGAGGCGTGCGTCACCTGATTCAGATAGAACCGGCGTGCGTCCTGGGGTTCCGTCGCCGGATCCCACACCTCGGCCACGATCCGCTCAAGATCGACCCAGCCGCCAGCATCGGCGGCCGATTCGCCATAGACATATCGCAGGCCGGCGAGCAACGACTCGCGGTCGGCCATATCCGTTTCGGGCGGCGCCTCCCTGTGGTCGTAGAGGAGCCCGTCGTCCTTCATGCTGCCCTCACGAATTCGGCGCCAGTACTCAGCCGAATCCTCGGCTACTGAGCCGACACCCGGCTCGTAGGCGTTCGGACTCTCAATCGACGAACCGCCGGTCTTCCCCAGGTTCCGGCGGATCGTCGCCGCCAACCTGACCCCGCCGTTCGTAGGGCGCCACTCCTCTGTCTGGTCAAGCACAGCGAAAACGGGGCGGTTCCCCTCCCTGCTCGTGGCAGCGCTGGTCACGAATTCGATCCGGCCCCGATCGGGGAGGTTCACAAACGTGTCAAGCGGCTCAAGTCCCGGGTGCAGATCCAACGCCGGACCGTCCCGGAGCATCTCAAGAAGCGGCATCCAAGCGTTACGGGTCTGATCCTCGTTCACGGCGGCGAGCTGCACCCAGGGTGTCCGCAGAGCTGCCCACGACCGACCACGCAACACCCCGCCGGCGCCGAAGCCATCCGGCACCACATCCGCCAAGCCTTCCGCCGCCGCGATCGCTGCCAGCAGCGGACTCTTCCCGCCGCCCTTCGGCCTCGAGTAGACAGCCCGCCGGTACAGCCGACGGCGCCCCGACGGATCTGTCGAGTAGAACCCCAAAAGGAAATTCGCCTGCTCCCGTGTCGGAACGAACGGCTCATACTCCGGCCGGTCGGGAGCTGCCAACGTCTCCATCATCCAATCCATGACGGCGAACCCGAGAGTCGGGATCTGGCCTTGACGTCGCGGCCGATGAGGGACGAACAACTAGACCGCCGTCAACTTCCCGAACCGTTCGAACGCCGTCGCACCTTTCGCGGGCCGCTTGGCGTCCGCCTCGTCGGCCTGGGCGAACTGGATCCGGAGCCGAGCCCGATCCTCCGGGGTCGCCCCGAACTTCGCCACCCGCAAGCGGAGCTCCGGCGCTACCTTCCGGTCGCCCTCACCCCAATACGCAGCGTGAAGAACGGCGGTGTCCAGCAGCTCATTCCAATCGGTTTCCGTGAACGTCTCAGTGATGGCAGCGCGGCCCCACATCTCCCACCACCGCTTCGTATGCACCGGCCACGCCTTACCGCCAGGCGCCCGGGCCGGCAACGGCGGCTGTACCCCCGGGCGAAACTCGAGCACGGTCGTCGCCACCGGGTCCTTAGCCCTATGAGATCGCCGGTGTGCCGGCTTCGGGGTCGGCCCTCTACCGGCCATGACTAGCCAATGAGTCGCAGTTGCTCGCCGTCGCCAAGGACACGATCCCGCTTCTCCAAGTTGCAGGCGAGATGGGCGAGCTGAACGTTGGCTCTGACGTGGTCGCCGCCCCTACTCCTCGGCATGATGTGATCGAGGGACGCCGACAAGGGGTGGGGATAGGCCAAGGTCGGTTTGACACGCCGACGGCAAAGCTGGCAGACCCACTTGTCACGCTCATAGATCTCCCGGTTCGTGAACCGCTCAGTACGCAGCCCGTTCTTCCAGGCCCGACGGCGCCGCACGGCCTCTCGGATTGATTGCTTCCGCGATTCGGAAAGACGGCTCCATGCGTTGGGACGCGACTCGTTGTATCGCCGCTTATCGGCAAGGACCCGCTCAGGCCCCTTCTGACGCTTGATCCTGCGGTTCCGACAACGGCTCGAGCAGACCACTCGGGGCAAGCCCCGATCCTTGAGCAGGTTGACCACGAACAGCCGGCCGCACTCAGAACAGTTCCGATAGTCAATGGGAGTCCCCGCCTCGGCCCGGCGCTCATGATCACGCCGCCTCGCTTCTTTGGTGGCCCATTGACGTCGGCACTCAGGCGAGAAACACAGCTTTCGCTTCGGCCCCCGCTCGTAGGCGTAGGAGACCTCGGCGCCGCACTGGACGCACGTAACATGGAGCATGTCGGCGCCCTCCTCAGACGAGGCCGCTGGCCAGACCCGGGGCCGCTCCAATCGGCGCCCGGGTCGTGCAGATCAGAAAGTCCAGACCCCTACAGGGGGGTCGCCGCT